CCCTCTTGTGTGTGGCCGCAGTTCAATAATTTTGGTAGTTCAATGTTTAATTACCTGCGCTAGGAGTGATCATGCCTAACCATCCCAAACCCGTCGAGGTGAAGCGTCGGCAGGGTAACCCTGGCAAGCGTAGCCTGCCTAAGGGTCTCGCGGCGTTGCCGCCTGTGGTTGGTAGTCCCGATCCTGTTAGGCCGTTGGCGGGTGCTGGTTTGGCGTTGTGGGAGCGCGTGTGGGCGTCTGGCGCGTTGTGGGTTGCACCTACTACCGATATCGAGTTGGTGCAGTTGGTTTGCGAGACGGTGGAAGAGCGTGAGGGCTTGCGCGGTTTTGTGCTGTCTGGTGAGGCTGACTGGCGTGACCGTGTGGCGCTGCGTTCACTAGATAGTGAGTTGCGTTCCATGCTGTCTTTGTTGGGGTTTACGCCTACGGATCGGACGCGGTTGGGTGTGGCGGAGGTGCGTGAGGTGTCGAAGTTGGAGGCGTTGCGCGCTCGCAGGAATGCATGATGGACGGGTGGCCCCCTAGGATTCTTACACCTGTGCCGGTGGAGGATATTGCTCGCGGGGATGGCGAGTTGGTTACTGAGTTCATTGAAGCGTTGTGCCCGCAGGTAAAAGATTCTGTGGGGGGTCGCGCGGGCGAGCCGTTGCTGTTGCGTGACTGGCAGAAACAGTTGGTGGGTAACGTGTTTGCGCGTCGGCCGGATGGTCGGTTGCGGCATCGTTCATCATTAGTGTTGCTACCGCGCAAATCTGGTAAGAGTGCGTTGGGTAGTGGCATCGCGTTGTATTCGTTGATGATGTCTGGTCAGGGTGCTGAGGTTTATTCGGCTGCTAGTGATCGTGAACAGGCGCGGATTGTTTTTGGCGCTGCTAAAGCGATGATTGAATCGTCGCCGGAATTGCGTGCTAATACTAAACTTTTCCGTGACGCGATAGAGGTACCTGAGACCGGTAGCGTGTACCGAGTGTTGTCTAGTGATAGTTCTAGGCAGGAGGGTTTGTCACCTAATCTGGTTGTGTTTGATGAGTTGCACGCGCAACCTAATCGGCGCATGTACGACGTGCTCAGTCTTGCGATGGGTGCACGCCCTGAGGCAATGCTATTGGCGATCACTACGCCGGGTGTTAAGTCTGATTCGTCTGGTCAAGATTCTGTCGCGTATGCGTTGTGGCAGTACGGTAAACGTGTGGCCGATGGTGAAGCCGATGATGATAGTTTTTTCATGGCTCATTGGGGTGCGCCTGAAGATGCTAACTACCGTGACCCTGAAGTGTGGCGTGCCGCCAACCCTGGGTATGGAGACTTACAAGACGTTGACGATTTTGAATCGGCAATGAAACGCACACCAGAAGCGGAGTTTAGGACTAAGCGTTTAGGCACATGGGTTAACGCCCAGACGGCGTGGTTACCGTCTGGCGCGTGGGATACGTTGCCGGAAACTGTTGCGCCAGTTGATGATACGCCGGTTGTGGTCGGCTTCGATGGGTCGTTCTCGAATGACTCTACGGCGCTTGTGGGTTGCACGATTGAAGACGTACCGCGTATGTGGTTGATCAAAGCGTGGGAACGTCCACCGGGTGCCCGCGACGATTGGCGTGTGCCTATCGGTGAAGTTGAACACGAGGTATTGAGTTTACCTTCGCGATGGAATGTGGTGGAGATCGCGTGTGATCCTTATAGGTGGTCGCGTGAGATTGAGTCATGGGCCGCAGCGGGTTTACCTGTCACCGAGTTTGTTACGTCGTCGCCTGCGCGTATGGTGCCTGCTACCGCTAAGTTCTATGACGCGGTAACGGGTGAGGGTGTCACGCATGACCATGATCCTTTACTAGCAAGGCATTTGAATAACTGTGTGGTGCGCACTGATCGGCTTGGCCCGCGTATCACAAAAGAGCATAAGATGTCCCCGCGTAAGATTGATGCGGGTGTGTGTGCTGTGATCGCGTTCGATAGGGCTACTGCCCGTAGGGAAAACCCTGCGACGCCGCCTAAGGTGGCGTTCTATGTTTAGGAGTTTTGAATGCTGGCAACACTTTTACAACTGCTAGGGGTAGTGGCTGTCACGGTTGGGGCTGGCCTGATTGCGTTACCGGCTGGGTTTGTTGTGGGTGGCCTGATGTTGATGACTGTTGGTTTAGCGATGGAGAGAGGCTCTAGCGATGCTCAATAATTTGTTGCGTTCGAACGAGTCTCGCGCTATCACTTTTCAGTCAATGTTTGAGATGGGTATACCTGTCTCGCAGGGAACACGTTCAGGTGTGAACGTGAACACCGATGAGGCGTTTCGTATTAGTGTTGTGTATGCCGCTATCAGGTTGATCAGTGACGTGTGTTCCACACTCCCGGTTGATGCGTATGTCCGTGAGGAGGGCGAGCGTAAAGCGTTGCGCCCTAAGCCCCGTTGGGTTACCGACCCTGAACCCGATCAGGGCGTGACGCGCATTGATCACTACCAAGCGTTGCATGTGAGTCTTGCTACCGACGGGAACGCGTTTATCCGCAAGGTGTATGACCTGCGCGGTGAGTTGATTTCTCTGTCCGTACTTGACCCGCGTAAGGTACGCATAGACCGAAACAGTGATGGCCGTATCGTGTTCCACTACGATGGCGAACGCGAGTCAGTTACGTTGACTGAAGATGACGTGGTGCACATCACTGACTTGCGTCGCCCTGGCCAGTTGCGGGGTGTGTCACGGATTCACGAATTGCGCGAGACTCTAGGTCTGGCAAAAGCTTTGGAGTTGTTCTCTGCCGCGTTCTTTGGGAACGGCACTACGACTCAGGGCGTCATAGAGGTTCCTCATGAGATCACCAAAGAGCAAGCGAAAGCGTTGCAGGACGGTTGGGAAACTGGACACCGTGGCCTGAAGAATAGCCACCGTCCCGGCGTGTTGTCTGGTGGCGCAAAGTTTCAGAAAACTGGTGTAGATCCTGAGCAGGCGCAGATGCTCGCTTCACGCGAGTTCATGGTGGAAGAGATCTGCCGCGTGTGGCGTATCCCCCCTCACCTGTTGCAGTCAACTAAACCCGGCTCCATGTCTTACGCCAGCGTCGAGGAATTGTCGAAAGCGTTTGTGACGTATACGATTCTGCCGCTGATTGCAAAAATTGAAGACGCCTATTCAAGGCTGTTGCCTGGTGAAGCGTTCCTTAAATTCAATGTTGATGGTTTGCTGCGGGCGAATTTGCAGGATCGTTACGCGGCGTACTCGCAAGGCATTCAGGCCGGGTTCTTGAACATTAACGATATCCACCGCGTAGAAGATATGCCAGCGGTTGAAGGTGGAGACACTTACCGTGTGCCGCTCGCGAACGTGGACGTAAACGCTGCGGCACTAACAGAAACAAAGATCAAAGTAGACATGGCATCTAAACTTGTAATTGCAGGTTTCGACCCTGAGGCCGCGCTGGTCGCAGTTGGTCTACCAACCATTGAGCATACGGGCGTGCTGAGCGTCCAACTACAGCAGGAGGGCTAATGCCGTTAACGTCTGGGCGTGTAACCGTAGGCACTGCAACACCTGTGCAGATCGACGGATCAAGCGCTAACCCTGAGCCTGCGCGTAAATTTTTCGAGACACAAGCAGAACTATTGAGGGAGCAAAACACCGTGCAGGCATTAGAGACTCGTGAACTTGTGACAGAGCCGCTAGAGTTTAGAGCGGCCACGACAGATGACAGCATTGGCACTTTCGCGGGTTACGCTATCCGCTACGATTCGCCTAGCCTGCCGCTGCCATTCACTGAAAGAGTTGCACGCGGTGCGCTCACCCGCACACTGAAGTCCCGCAACGACATCCGCATGTATGTCAATCACGATGATCGTATGGTGTTGGCGTCGACGCGCTCTAAGACTTTACGCCTAGAAGACAGAGACGATGGCCTGTACGTTGAGGCAGATTTGCCGGACACAACTTATAGCCGCGATCTCCAAGAACTGATGCAGCGCAAGGTCGTTGATACTATGAGTTTCGGTTTTTCTACTGTGCGTGATTCGTGGTCTGACGATGGCGGCGAACGTACGCTAGATGAGATCCGTTTGCATGAGGTGTCTGTGGTTACTGGTGTTGCCGCTTACCCGGCTACGTCTGCGGCTGTCCGGTCGTGGCTTGTGCCAGCCAAACGCGCAGAGGTTGATCCTGCTGCGCTCGCTGATGCTATCGCGAAAGTTAATGCGGCAGAGACGTTATCGGACGATGACGTTGATCTGTTGATGATGGTTATAGATGCTTTGCGCAAACCTGGCGACGTTTCGCTTGAGGACGTTGCCGAGTTGTCCGACACGTTGGACGTGCTCAATAGTTTAGACACGCAACGCAACATAAACAATGATGCGCGTTTGCGTTTGCAGTTGCTTGAGCGGCATCTGAAATTGTCTTAGTTTTCTTGGCTACCGGAGCCGGTGGCTGAGGCGTCGCGTGCGGAGCCGCATTCGGCAAAACCCTTACAACACAACAATTATAGAAGGAGTTCGCATGTCATATTTGCAGCGTCTAGTTGACGCTCAGAATAGTGACCTGCACGCGGCCCGTTCATTTATTGATCGCGCCGACGCTGAAGGTCGCGAGATGTCCGTAGAAGAACGCACCGCGTGGGATTCTCTCAATGGTGAGATGGACACACGTCAGTCACACATTGATCAGGTTAAGTCCGACGCTGACCGTCGGGCTTACACGATGGAGATTGCCCCGGAGGTTGCTGAAGTTCGCTCCACACCAGAGCGCAGCGGCGTGTCTGAGCAGTTGCGTGCACTGGTAAACGGTGAGGCACGTTCAATGAACATTGAGCGCCGCGACCTGAACACCAGTGATGATGCAGCCGTTGTGCCGCAGTCATTCCTGCCCCGCTTGCAGGAAGCAATGATTACGGTTGGCCCGATGCTTGACGGTAACGTAGTTACGTTGATCAACACCGAATCTGGTGAGGATCTGCGTATTCCGGTTGAGGCTACGCGCCCCGCCGCTACCGCTATCGCTGAAGCGACCACAATCACTGCACTCGACCCCACGTTCTCCAGCATCACGCTGAAGTCACAGAAGGTCGCTGTTCTCACTAAGGCTAGCCGCGAGTTGCTCACCGATGCAGGCTTCGACATTGAGGGTTACCTTGCCCGCATGTTTGGTATTGCGTTGGGCCTCAAGGTTAATGCGCTGCTCACTGTCGGTACTGGCACTGTGCAGCCAAATGGTCTTGTGGTTGCTGCTGGCACGGGCGTTACTGGTGGCACGGGTGTCACTGGTGCTTTCACTGCGGATAACCTGATTGACCTTGCACACTCGGTCAATGGGTCGTATGTGCGGATGGGTGGCGCGTGGCAGATGAATCGCCAGACTCTAGGTGCTGCACGGAAACTCAAGGACGGTCAGGGCGCTTACCTGTTCCAGCCTGCGGCAACTGTCGGAACTCCCGACAGCCTGCTCGGTTTCCCGATCTTCGATAACCCGGACATCCCCGCCATCGGCACGGCTAACAAGTCTGTGACGTTTGGTTGGCACGGTTCGTACCATGTCCGTCAGGTTGGCGGCATTGAGATCGCCCGTTCAGACGATGCCTACTTCGCATCCGATGAAATCGGTTTCCGCGCAACCATGCGGATCTGGGGCGACCTTGGCCAGCAGGAAGCCGTCAAGGTGTTCCGTGGCGGTACTGCTTAACCAGTAAAGTTCTTGCGTATCAACGTATTCCCTGCGTGTTGATATGTGAGATGTAAGCCGCTAGGTGGGGCGCACTCGCAGGTTGCACTCCACCTAGCACCCACCTGCGAACAGTAAAGGAATCTGCGATGAAAACTTTAGCGACACTGTGGGCGTCTAATGCTGCTTGGGCTGCAACAGGTTACGGGCAGCAAACTAAACAGGTCACGTCACGGATGGTTAACGATGGGCACTCTGTGGCGGTCGCGGTTAACTATGGCCTAGAAGCGACTATGAGCGAGTGGGAAGGCATTGAACATTTCCCACGTGGGTTTGACGCGTATTCGCAAGATGTCCTACCCGCGTATTACGCTGACTGGGCGCGGCAACACCTTGGCCAAACACCTTTGCTGGTAACGCTTTACGACACCTGGGTGTATTCAAACCCTGGCCTAGACACTATCCCTATCGCGTCGTGGGTGCCTATCGATCATCTGCCTGTCCCACCTAAGGTAGCGCAGTGGTGCGCGAAAGATAACGTGACACCTATCGCCATGAGTCACTACGGCGCGGCCCAACTAACAGCCGCCGGTATTGAACACCTGTGCATACCTCACGGCATTGACACAAACACTTTTAAACCTACTGCCACAATCGAAGACGCGTCAGGCGTCGCCCGTACTGGCAGAGAGTTGATGAACATTTCTGACGATGACGTGCACGTTACGGGAATCATTAACGCGAATAAGGGTACAAGCCCGGTGCGTAAGGCTTTCGGTGAGCAGTTGCTGGCGTGGTCAATGTTTGCAAGCAATAAGCCTGACGCCCACCTGTACATTCATTCGGAGATATCTGGCGCAATGGGCGGTATTCCGTTGCAACCATTGATCGATTCGGTAGGGATCAACAAAAATCAGGTGCATTACGTTAATCAGTATTTGCTGCGCACTGGTATACCGAATGACGCTATGGCCGCTATCTACACGGGTCTAGATGTGTTGCTTGCCGCTACGTTGGGTGAGGGTTTCGGGTTGACTGTCGCGGAGGCTGAGGCCTGCGGCACAAGAGTTATTGTGAATAATTTTACTGCTCAACCTGAGTTAGTTGTGGATGGTTGGAAGGTGTCTGGGCAACCGTTGTGGGATGCCGCTCAGGGTGCATGGTTTAACACACCGAGTGTTCACGACATGGCCCGAGCGTTGGAAGAATCGTACGACCGTAAAGACGATAAGCATTCCGCTGACACGCGTGCACACATTGTTGATAACTATGATGCTGACAAAATTTATAATGAGTTGTGGCGTCCCGCGTTGGCGGGGTTCGCTGACCGGGAGGAATGAAACATGGCTATTACTAACGGTTACGCGACACTGGCGCAAGTGAAAGCCGCCGCACGAATCACAGACACAGTAGACGATGAACTATTGGAATTGTCGATTGAGTCCGCGTCAAGAATGATTGACCAGCATTGCGCCCGTAGGTTTTTCACTGACGGTGTAGAGACTCGCGTGTATCTCGCGCAAAACAGTTACACGGTAGATATTGATGATGTTGCTAGTGTCACATTGACTTTGCGTACAAGTGACGATCTAGATGGCGTGTACGATACGACGTGGAGCGCGTCAGATTATCAACGTGAGCCGTTGAACAATCGAAGCAATGGGGTGGTGTTTCCTACGACTAAATTGCGTGCTATAGGTGACTACCTGTTTCCGGTTGGTTGGTATCGTGAGAATCTTGGCGAGGCCAGCGTTCAGGTCACGGCAGAGTTTGGGTTTGCGTCTGTCCCTACCGATGTTGTGCAGGCGTGTATCCTCATGTCTCTGAGGCTGTTTAAGCGTTTCGACAGTGTGCTAGGTGTCGCGGGTATCGGGCCGGACATGGGTGTCATTAGGGTGTCGCGTGTGGACGCTGACGTTGCTGCGATCCTTGCACCTTTCCGCCGTGACCCTGTAGGTGTCGCGTGAGCATTAACAGTATCCGTAACGGCCTAGGAGACAACCTGGCGGCCATAACAGGGTTGAGGGTTTCTCCATATATCCCAGACGATATCGCGCCCCCTGTGGCCGTTGTAGGGTCTGCAACGATCACTTACGATACGGCGTTTCGCAACGGGCTACACACCTATGAATTTCCTGTGACTGTGATTGTGGGGCGCACGTCTGAACGTAACGCGCAGAACCGTTTAGATGCTTACGCTGATCCTGATGGCGCTGCCAGTGTGAAAGCGGCTATAGAAGCCGACCGAAGTTTGGGGGGTTCTGCCCAGACCCTTCAGGTTACCCGCACGAATGGTAATCAGATAGTGCAAGTGGGCGAAACTGTTTATGCCGCAGTGGAATTCACTGTGGTTGTCTATGCCTGAGGAGGCACACAATGGCGACATTTGTCGTTACCGATCCCGTTATCGAGTTCGCGGGCAGCACAGTCTCATCGTCGTGTGCTTCCGTGTCTATTAGTTTGGAAGCCGCTGACGTTGATGTCACCAACTTTGGCAGTGGCGGATGGAATACCCGCATCGGTGGGCTGAAGTCAGGTTCAGTTGATTTCGAGTTTCACCAAGACTTTGGCGCTGGCGGCATTGATTCGCTGATGTGGCCTAACCTTGGCGGCACTGCTGCTGTTAAGGTGCGCCCCGGTGGTACTGCCGCTATTGGCACCACCAACCCTGAGTACCAGTTCGATGTGCTTGTGTCGCAGTATAACCCGGTGGATTCAGCGGTTGGCGATCTCGCTACCGTGAGTGTGTCTCTGCCGATCAGCGGTGAAGTTACACGCGCCGTAGCACCAGCCTAATTTTGTCCTAGCATCTACCTGCGATTGGAGTGTAATTCTGATGATGCGTTTCACGATGTCTGTTCAGTATGAGGACGGGGCCGACGCTACTGCGGTGGCGTCGGTACCCGACCTGCTCGCGTTTGAACGTCAATTTGATAAGCCTATTACGGAGTTCGGTTCAGGTTTGAAACTTGAATGGATTCTGTGGCTTGCTTGGCACGCGTTGCAGCGCAACGATAAAGCGGGCAACGATTTTGAAAAGTGGGTGAAGACGGTCGCTAATGTGACTGTTGGTGATTCGGAGGATAACAAAATTGTCCCTTTGGAGAGCAGTCAACCCATTGGGCTGTAGTGCATTTGGCGTATGAGTGGGGTTGTTTGCCTAGTGAGTTGGAGGCAGAGAGTCCTAGGATGTTTGCCACTATGCAACGTTATCTGCGTTGGCGTCGTGTTCAGGAGCGCAAACAGCAGAAAGGACGATAATGGCCGCAACAGTCAGCGGGATAGCGGAACTCGTTAACCGTCTAGAAAAGTTTGATAAAGATGTTTCTAAGCAGTTGAAGAAAGAGATGCGGTCGGCCAGCCTTTCGCTTGTGAGAGAAAGTAAATCGGCGTATCCGGGAAATGTTGCGTTGTCTAATTGGGGCGCGTGGACTGATCCTGTTAGAGGTCGTTCTGTTCCTTATGTTGGTAAGACTGTGCGAAGTGCTATCAAGTTAGAGACAACACGAAAGCGTGTCAGAGCGGCTACCGTGGCGTTCGGATATTCAGCACAGCAAATGAACCCCGCTGGCGCTATTCTCGCATTCGCCGGGTTAAGTTCTGGTGGAGTGTTTAACGATAATATCGTCAGCAAATATAGACGCGCTAGCAAGGCGCCTAGGTTTATGGCTGCTGCGTATTACAAAGTGGTGCCAGAAGTTGCGCAAAAAATTGAAAAAAGCATTCAAGACGCTATGCGGAAAGTAGGTCAATAATGGCTAACGATGGTATCCGCGTACACGTCTACGGTGACTACAATGATAAAGACATTAAGAAAGCGCAACGTGATCTAGAGAGCCTGCGCAAAACTTCGACCGACGCGACTAGCGGCATATCTAATTCGTTTAAAGACATGGGCAGTAAACTGTCTGCGGTTGGCGCGAGCGTGTCCGCTGCTGGCAAAAAAATGACACTAGGCGTGACACTGCCACTAGTCGCTATCGGTGCCAGTGCAGTCACTTTGGCTAATGACTTTGAATCGTCCATGACTAAGATCGTTTCGCTGGTCGGTATTGCTGCGGATGAAGTTGCAGTCATGGAGACCGCTGTTTTGAAGTTGGCGGGCGAAACCGCGAAAGCGCCTGCGGAACTAGCGGATGCACTGTTTGTGTTAACGTCTGCGGGTTTGCGTGGCGATGATGCGTTGTCGGCTTTGGACGCGTCTGCTAAGGCGTCTGCGGCGGGGCTAGGTGAGACGGCAGATATCTCGCGTGCGCTTGCTGGCGCGATGAACGCGTACGGTTCTGAGGTGTTGAGCGCGGCGTCTGCTACTGACATCATTGTGGCTACGGCGCGTGCGGGTAACTTTGAGACCTCACAATTTGCGGGCGCTATCGGTCGTGTGTTGCCTTTCGCTCAACAGGCAGGGGCATCGTTCGCTGACATGGGCGGCGCGGTCGCGTTGCTCACACGGACGAATGGTGATGCAGCACAATCAGTTACACAAATGTCTGCACTGTTCAGGGCTTTCGTTGTACCAACGGAACAGGCAAAGAAAGCGCTAGACGGTATTGGTTTGACTGCTCAAGATGTTCGAGACTCCATCGGTGAGCGTGGCCTAGTTGAGACCCTGGGGATGCTTGACAAAAAACTGGGCGGGAACCGTGAAGAGTTGGGGCGC